ACTGACTCAGAACAGGATATGCAGACTATCCTATTCTTTGCTTCCATGTGTCGCTCTATATCGACACTTTCCAACCTGTTTGGGTATTCACTCACAAGCTATCAGTAGCATGTAGTATATAAAGGTTTTAGGTCAGTTTGTGCTTAGCACTTTAATTTATAGCTCTTTTTAATTTCTGCTTAAGGTTTATATTTTCTCTTAAAATTTTCCTCCCCCCCCCGTCTAAAATTACTCAGCGCCACCCCCAGACTTCTCTGACTACCCCTTTAAACAAATCGAGCCATATTTTGAACCTTCTTTATACAGCTATATTAAAGATAGTAGAGTATCACTATTAACAACAATAATAAGCTCTACTAAGCATCCTCAGTTCAGGACCGTGGGGGCCGAACTGAGACCCCTCGCGAAAGCTTTAAATAGTGAGCTGCTTTAAGTTTCTATAGGAAAAATAACCATGTCGAAAAAGAACGCAAAAAACATGAGCACAGTAGAGCTTACTGAAGACCCTGATGGCTTCCACGGTAAGTCTTATAGCGACTTCGTAGCAGCCACGGAAAAGTGCGAATGTAAAGAAGTCAAGACCTATGGAATGGTATGTATAACGTGTGGCAAGCCATACGAAATGAAGACTCGATTTACAATGAACGGGATAGCAGGAGAATGGAATCATGACAAAAAAGGCTAAGTCGGGCTTATCCAAAATGGCCACGGAAAAGATAAAGGATAAGCACTTCTGGGAGCCCAGCCACATGCGCTTGTCTCCATCGAAGATAAATACGTATCTGAAATGTCCCCGCGAATTTTATTACAAGTACATAGCCAAGTTGCCCGAGAAGAAGACTATACATCTCTTCCGTGGAACGTTGGTACATAAGGTACTCGAAAGACTCTTCAAGCAGCAGTTCAAGACGTTGAGCCAATGGGAGAAAGGAGTGCCCAAGTTATGGGTACAGGGAGAGTTTGAGAAAGGTTGGGAAGAGAAGATAGCGAAGCATAAGTGGTTATGGGAAGTTCACACCAATGAAGAAATGGATGCCATGTACAAGGAGACAGAAGCTATTCTCCAGAATTTTGTTGACTCCGTCAATAAGAAATTAACTGAGATGGTACAGTGGAAGATATACAGGAACAAGCAACAGGCATGGAATGCTGTGGCACCCAAGTACGCTGAGAAATGGGTTAAGTCAGTAGAGTATGCAATAGTAGGAGTCGTAGATGTTGTATGTAATGATTTCGACGGTGGTACTACATTGCTGGACTATAAGACCAGTAAGCGCTACGGACCATACCTCCCTGAGGAGTACTATCGACAATTAATCATTTACGCCTTTCTGTACACATTAGAGATGGGAGAGATGCCCAATTTCGTGGGCGTTAACTATCTTCGCTTCGACGATACCTTCTTCGTCAAGATAACGCAAAGTGAGCTTGATGAAGCTCGTGACTTAATTAAGATGGTACACGACTGTATAAAGCAGAAAGAAGAATATGAGGACCGATACGAGCAGGTGCCCCAGAATCTATGTAAGTGGTGTTCGTTTAATAAGCAACATAATGGTGGACCCTGTGATGTAGAGATACCCAAGTGGGAACCCAAATATAAAAAGAGACCCAAGGAGAATTATTCTGATATTCCTTCTTCAACCAAATTAGACTTGGATGTAGAGAGCCAGTCTCAGTTTCCTGACTTTGATTAGGGTAATCTTTATATAGGCGCGTTGTGTAAAAAGAATAATGGAAGATGTTTTAGTCGCAATCGAAGATTATGGACTACCGTTAATACTCCTTCTTGGAGCAATTTATGCCTTATATCGCTTTATGGTTTTTTCACTATATGAAGTGAAGAACGAATTTGGAGCTCGGCATGAAAAAAATGCAGAGGATATGAATGTGGTAAAAATAGCTCTCGCAGAAATTAAGTTATTATTACAGGAGAAGAAATGAGTAATCATAAGAAAGACGCAGCATCCCCTGATGGGAATTTCGCTAATTTCATGATGATGCTAGTAGCAGCCCCAGTTGTAATGGCTTGGGTAGGTTTATCTATATTCTTAGTTGCTATGGCTTTTAGAGAGCCGGCAATAGTAGAAGATATAGAATCTTATAAGTCAATTCTTCTGATTATAGGTTCACCTGCGCTCGTTATTATATATAAAATATTAGAATTATGGACTGCTCAACAGAACAGTCAGATAGAACAGACAAGGAAAGGAACGTTTAGGAATGGACACGAACACGAACAAGAGGAGGAAAAATAACCATGGTAGATAATATATTGAAAGGAGAGCATTTCCATGGGAATAATCCAGATATGAAGTTGAACTTCGAAAAACCTGATGATGCGGAGATAGCTGAAATGAGCTATAAGAAGCCTATAACATCTTTTAAAGATGTGCAGAAATCAGAGTCAGCCGAAGGAAAGCCAAATTATATGGATGGTTCCGATGTGATGCCAACTCCAAACGCCGATTATATAGCGGACAAAAACAATTATGCTAAAGGTGATGGCCGTAGAACAATGGGCCCACAATCGGGATAAATAATAGGAGACAAAAATGTCGAACAACACAACAAATGAAAACAACGAGACGGGCGGTAATGTAACCGAACTTCTCGAGAGTGTGGAAGAATCAGGACTCTTAGATAGTCTGATGGATGACCCAGTGCTTCTAGCACTAGCTGCTTTAGTATTAGGACTTGGTGCTTATATAGCATACACCGTACCAGCAGTTAAAGCGTTAGTCTTTAAATACTTAAAGAATAATGAAGCAGAACTGATGACTCTATTGGATAAGAATCTAACTGAGACCCAGATGAAAGCATACGAGAAGCTGGATGAAGCAGCTCAAAAGCACGTAAAGGACTCTTTAGTTCGAAATGTATTGCTAACCGCATGGGACGAGCATGACGACAAATTAGCCGCACTGGTTAAGAGTGAAGTCAAGTCAGCCCTTGCCGAAGGCAAAGCACTTTGAACGTAGAGAAATACGAGCAGCGATTACGTCAGAGAGTCGGAGAAGCAGAATATGGTCGTCATAAAGAGCTTGTCCGTCTTCTGGCGCGCAATCTTGCTCTTGAAGATATATTGTGGGAAGAAATTCTTATATGTATTCGGGATGTTAACGCGCGAACAGAGCTCTTGCGACAAAGAAATACAATCGTTAAAGACATACATACTGAGTTCCGAGCGTTGAATATCGAAGTTCCCACAGTAGCAGAGAAAAGCACAGAAATGTTTGAAACGTTTTTGGAGGATTTAACTGATGATGAAGGAAGAGAAGCACCTAAAGGGCCTTTTAACAGGTAAAGGCGGACTAGATTCAAGACACTTAGAGAATATATTCAAACAGTGTAGACAGAAAAAGAGCAAGATGCGTAAATTGGTACGCGCTTTCTGTTCTGCGTATCTTTTGGATGCAAATCAACGTCCTCTTAAATTGAGACCTTTACAGGAGTCAATTATACTCGAAGCCTTAATAGAAAGGAAAGACGGTAGGCAAACTAAGTTGGCTATATTAGCTCCACGAGGTAGTGGGAAATCTTACGCTCTTTCCGTAGCTGTAACTATCTATATGTTCTTTAATCGTTTCAGGGATTTAGTTTTTATCCTTGCTCCTACGGAGGACCAAGCAGCTCTTATATTTAATTACGTTTACAGGCATTTCGCTGATAATGCCTTTCTTAATGGACTGGTAGCTAATTATAGATTTCATAATAAGCCCAACATAACACTTAAAGGGGGCACTATAATGCGAAGGGCTCCATTGGCGCCTACTAATCAAGGACAGGCTATACGGGGACAACACCCTACATTCCTAGTAGTCGATGAGTCTCCTCTCATTGACGATAAACTATTTATTGACAATGTAGAACCAGCCATAGTTTCTAATAAGGCACCATTTATAAACTTAGGTACTCCCAAATCAAAAGACAATCACATGTATCGTTACTTGTATGATGACGCTTATGCTGATACTTTCCAAAGAATGCATTTTACATGGAGGGATGCTATAAAGCAGGGAGACGCTTATTCAGCTCCTTATGATGAACAAGAAATGCTGGAGAAGATGACTGAATGGGGAGAAGATTCTATCTACTGGAGAACTGAATACGAATGCGAGTTCGTAGAATCGGTGTCGAATGTATTTACTCCAGAAAAAATAAAGAACTGCTACGATGACTACTTACTCAATACTCTTGACGGGGTTGTATCAGGGAGTAACATTACAGTTGGGGTTGATATCGGTAAATCCGTTAATTCTACGGTTATTAGTGCTTGGTCTCTTGAGAAGACCGACAAGGAGAACATTGCACGCCTAATTTACATTGAAGAAATCAATGCTAGGACTGGCGGCCATGATATACCCTACCAACGGCGACGTATTATGGATGTGGTTGAGAGATTAGGAGCTAGTAGGCTTATTGTCGACTGTACGGGTATCGGAGGAGCTGTAGAACACGACTTACGCTTAGCATCACTAGAAGTTGGGGTTCATTTTGTAGCTTTTGTCTTTACAGGTGGTCCCAAAGGAACTAAGACTCAGATGTATAGGGATTATCAATCCTTCATACAACAAGGAAGAGTAAGAGTGCCTAATCCCCAAGGCTTAGTAGGGGATGAGGCTAAGATGATGCATAAATGGACACGAGAACATATGGATTTAGAATATACTATGGATATAGCCAACAAGACAGAGAAGATATCAGCGCCCAGTGGAAGACATGACGATTATTGTGATAGTGCAGCTATGGCTCTACATGCTACGCTTAGTATGTTACCCATGACTGGTAATTTCGGTAAAAGTATAGTATCTACCCCTATTAACAAAACTTCGGGTATGGGTCGCCCTCAATATTCTGGACCGACTCCATTATTTGCTACTACACGCCGAAAAATGCCATTAAACAAGGAACCACTAAGGGGAATGTAACAAAAACTTTATATACTCATTATGATTAGTTATTTAAAGCCATGTCGTTCGTAGACAATATTAGACGCCGTTTTGCTGTCACTGGCAGCAATCCTCCGTACAAAGAAGACGACCCTCGCAGTTTCGGTGCGGGTGTGATAAAACGATTAAAAATCAATAAAGGATTTGGTGGATTTAATCAGATTAAGGACTATGAGCCCCACTTAGGGAAGAATAGAACTTATATGAATGTATATCTATCAGACCCTATTATACGCACTCTCGTTGATTTACCGTGCCTATATGCTGTTAAAGATAATTTTGATATAGTAACAGATGAAGATGACGTACGCGAAGAAGTCGAAGAAATGTTTAGAGACATCAATATAGAGAATATTCTATATGGGTGGCTTAGGAATGCTCGTATTTTTGGAACAGGTTACCTTGAGTGGACCGGAGATAATCTGGTCTTAAGGTCAAGCCAAAATATGTTTGTAAAGAGAAATGAGCACGGTCAGATAGAATACTACTATCAGAAAGTAGGAGACGATGAAGAGAATGTGCGTTTTGAAGAAGATGAGATAATAGAACTCAAGAATAATACCTTCGATGATTACGCATACGGACTTTCCGACATCCACCCTATTTTATATCTCGTGGATTTAAAGGATTACGCTGAGAGGGA